TCTGCTGTACTGGCTGAACTGTAAGAAAGGTCTGCTGCTAAATTTGTTGAAAGAACTTGAATAACTGACCCTGCCGCAAACCCTAAGTCTTTAGTTGTAGGAGCCGCCCCTGCTGTCGTTTGTATCGTATCAACTTTTAAGATAGAACTCATTGGGCTATCTCCATAAGGTGAAATGAATTAAAGTTTTGTGAGGGCGAACTATAACCGCCACCACTCCATCCCAAATAACCAGTACCGCCATTAGCTCTACCATAAATTGTATATGTTATAGAACTTGTTGTACCTGCAACTTCACTAGCAGAACACGATAATGTACACCAAGCACCAAGGCCAGTAGCATTTTCTGTTTGGATAAGAGCGCCTGTGCCTACTCTGTGTACTATAGCATATATATAATGAGAAGAACTATTATTATATGCTGAAAGATGATAACTAATTAAAATTATATTATTAGCTGACTTCGGTGTGATTGTTAGTGAATACGAGGAAGCACCATAAGAGTTAGAGGTTGTTGTAAACCTTGTTTGAAAAGTAGCAAAGGTTGCTGGTATATATTGAACAACATGACCTGGAATAGCCACCCCATTGCCAGAAGTCTTTTCGTTTATTGTGTCTACCTTGAGGATGCTCATTGTTTGATCTCCGTCAGTTTTACTGTCCACCTATGATCAGGAGAGTGGGTAGACCCATTGTTAGGAAACCACATACCGTGACCAGCGGGATTAAACTGAAAAGTACAAGTTATAGCGTTAGTGCTACCTCCTACAAACTCACATTGATAAGGTGTGTCCCAACTAATTCCTCCACCGCCTGTATAATAGCCGTCACCCCATGTAGCAACAGTGTTAGTGTTTCCACCAGAACAAACAATTCTGACCCCAAAATATGCACCACCACTACTACGCCAAATGGCTGCTGTTGCAAACAATCTAATTATGCTGTTAGAGAATTTTGGTGTTATTGAACCTACAACTACTGAGTTAACCCATGCACTACCAGAAGAAGTACCGTTAGTATTACCTTTAGTAAAAGTTTCTTGTACTACTTGTCCGACACCTGGCGTTAACGTTCCTGCACTAGCGTCTATAGTCTGACCAGACGGTACGATAATCTTATTGGCATTACCGCCAGAGCTAAGACCTTTTAGATTTTCTACATGTAAAGTACTCATATGATTGTCAAGTTCCCATTAACTGTAAGCGTTATGCTAGACGCTATTGTTAGAGGCCCATTACAACTAGCATTGTGTGAGCTAGGTATAGTTGTGTCTGTACCCATAGTCTGATCGTTAGTCTGAAACAACGCTGTCTTAGTTGTATTCTGTGTTGTATCAAACAGGGTAGCTCTTATACTAGCTGCAAATGTACCACCGCCTGAAAGTGTAGGTGCATCTGCTACGCTGAATATGTTGTTAGATATAATAGTTATCTCATCGTTTAGTGCAGCAGCAGCGCCTAACACCACTGTAGTTCCTGTGGTAGCTGTGTAGTCAGCAGGTTGTAACAGTATTCCGTTTTGATATACGTCTACGTTTCCAACAGAGTATACAGCATTAAATGTGGTTTGTCCAGCAGTAGCTGTATATGTTTGCGCTCTCCTTGTACCTTCGGTTAGAGTTTGCCCAATGTATGCCATTGTTTATTCCCTTAATAACTATGTTGTTCTGTAGACTGCTGAAGCGTAAAGTCTTGTGTTGTTTTGGAAAAAATTAGTGCTTTGAAGTGCGGTATTAGTTATACTAGTTTTTAAATAAATACCTATTTGGCTGGCTTCTACAGCTCCTGATATAGTATAAAAATTAACTGCTGCACCATCATAGTAACCTACAGAAAAACCACCCGTTTCACCACTAGCTGTGAAAGGCAAACCTGATATAATATAGGTAGAGCCTGTTCCCAAAGTTGGCGCTCTAATACCAAATCTTATATATACAAGATCACCTACTTTTGCATAACGTCCATATTGTATATCATAAGAAGCATTACCTCCCAACGAAGGAGTCCAATCGCCAGTTTCGTAATCGCTAAGAACATTTACAGCAGCAGTATCAGAACCAAATGTAATACCAGCAGTTGCTGTAATTTTTCCAGTAACACCTAGAGTACCACTTATAGTATCGCCAGCGGTGTTTACATACCGTGTATCACTTTCAGTCTGATCCTGATAGGCTGCACCAGTAGCTAAATCTTTAGACTTACCCATTAGGTAATCTCCAATATACTCATCATTACATCACAAGAGGAGGCTGCACTTGATGTCACTTTAATGCTATCGCCTGTTTGTAAAACGACCTTTTGATCACCTCCCACGACAACAAGTGAGCCTCCGCTAGGTACGGTAGCTGTCTTAACTAAGAACGTATCATTAGATCCATCGTTGTGTGTTACGTCAACTGTGATAGCTGCAGTAGTTCTGTTAGCACAAGACAACCCAATAACGGTTGTGGCTGTGCTGCCACCCACTGTGTAGCTTCCCACCGTAACTGCTGATGTGCCTATGCTACGTGAAGTTTTTCTAAGAAATGTATTTGCCATATTGCTATCCCAAAGCTATCGCTAGTGCAACAGCAGAACCTGCTGCATCAAAAGCTGTGGATGCCGCTATACGTGCATCTGCTCTAGCGTTTGTGAAGTATAAATTAGAAGATCCTTCTGATAGATCATCCGTGTCGTGATTACCAAAAGAGATTATAGAGTTTAGATCGTGATCGTTAGATGCAGGATCAAGGTGAGCAGCAACACTAGCAGGTAAAGTTATGAATACAAACTTAGTTCCTGCTGAGAAGTTTGTTGCTGATCCACTGTTTGAACTTGATAGTACTGTAGTTCGTGCAAGAGTATTAGTGCCACTGTATGTACCTAGTCCTACCTCCCACTCATCTGTGCCATTAGCTGTATGCACAATAGCGTAGTAAGTCGTATCATTTGTAGACATGACTGATGCAAATGTATCGAAGGTAGCACTTGCTCCTCCGAGAGTAAGACTAGATGTTCCTGTAGTAGTCGTGGTTTCACGTACACGATCTTTTAGTACTAATGCCATTGTATTACCTTTACGTTATACGTATGACTGCGTTGGATGCATCTGCTGTAGGAAAGATAACAGTAAAGTCACCTGCTGTAGATGCCACGTTTGAGCCAAACGAGAATACAGCTATAGCTTTGTTACTTGCTGAACTGTTATAGAGCAAAGCTCCAGCAGCCGTGATTGTCAGGTTAGAGAATACTTCATCTGCAAAGTCTACAATAGCCGTATCTCCCGATAACGATATGACAGGCGAATCCAGTACCTGTCCTCCTGCACTGTAGTTTGTTCCTGTAGCCTCATCTGAGTTAGCTGTAAGATCAGAATAGTTAGTTGTAGCTTTACTGAAGCTACCTGTAGGTGATGGTTTAATTAACGCAATCTTTAACGAGTGCGTGTCTAAATCGTGAACACCCCCAAGTAGCTCTTGCTTGAAGCTGTTGCACATTGCTGTAGTAATAGTACCCATGAGAATGTCCTTATGTTAAATGCACGAAGAGGCCAGCAAAAGCCAGCCTCTAAGTTTATCTTATGATTATGCTACGTTGTACTTAGCAGAAACTAAACCTTGTGGGCGTAGAATCTTGCGACCATATAGGTGCATACCACGTACAATGTCTGCAAATGAGTCAGGATCACGGTAGTTTTCAACCTTGTTGATCTGCTCTGCAGTGGCAACAGCATCCATTTGACCTGCAAGGATAACACCAAAGTTAGCGTCTTGGTTTGCTGAACCTGAAGTACCTGCTCCTGTGCCTTTTGATGGAAGTGAGTTGGTAACGTACACTTTGAAACCGTGTAAGTTGTTTGCAACTAAGCCATTCATTAACTCACCATTGCCGCCAAAGTCAGCGTTCAATAGACGTGAATCTTCGTCTTTTAGCATCTCAACAAAGATTGGATCAACAACTAACCAACGATTACGTGATTCAACGTTTGCTACATCCATAGTACGAGCCATACGTGCAATAACAGTTAATGGTGTTACTGTCGCTGTTGGCACTGTTGCGATACCTGGTAGACGAATAGCCAATGGAATTGAGTGGTCACCAGCACTTGATGTAGTAATGCTTGCGAAGTCACCTTTCTTCAACTGGTGCGTCTTCAAAAATTCACCGTTGATCTCACTTGATGTCGGGTGCTGTGCAGTACCAGATACGGATGTAGTTACCGCACCTGCTGAAGAGTAGCCTGACATGTAAGATAGAACATCAGTGTCTAGTGAGTCAGCCATTTTATATGCTGCTCTGTCTGCAGCTAGGCTTACGAAGTCAACGTGTGAGAACTGCTCTTCGATGTCATCCATTTTGAAAGCAAAGTAGTTAGCTTTGTCAATGGTGAGTGAGAAGTCAGAATCTGCTAACTTCTGTACAGTAAGACTTGTGTGTCTTTGTAAAGCGTTAACAGTCACGTCTGGTTCTTTTTGGATGCGTACAACGTCACCCTGGTTTGCAATCTCTCCGAAGTAAGAGTTGTTTGTGATTGCGTTAGTCACGGCTGCTTTTCTTAAAGCAATCTGTGCCTGTTTGGAGTACATGATCGGGCTAAAGTTGCCTGAAAAGCCTCCACTTGCTGATGTAATAGCCATAGTTAAAATCTCCTTTTATAGATATGGCGTGGGGTTAGTACACTACATATCCACTCTGAAGAGGCTCTTTGTTTTAGGGTGGTCAGCTATGCTTTGAGACTGCGCTGTCTCTCTGCGCTGGGCCTATACGTAGAGGTAAGTCTTTTGTGTGGCTAGTGCTTGATTAAAGCATACACACTAATGTTGTGTATATGCTATAGTTGTATCTACGATGTTAAGAATGTCAACTACTTTCTTGATATATCGTAAATAAATCTTCCATTACGTTGAGCGTCTAGTATTTCTTCTTGTTTCTTTTCATACTCTCTTATACTCATTGCAGCTACTTCTGATTCACGAATGTATCCTGCTGTGTCATCTGGTTCTGGTGCTGCTGCACTTTTTGTTTTTACAGAAGATGCTGCTGCTTTCTCTGAAGGTTTAGCTTTCTTCTTGTTACTAATACCTTTGTCAACTTTATACAAATCTATTACACGTGCTACAGATTTTGCATCATCAACGTTTTCATACAGAGCATCCCGTATCCACTTAGGTTGTTCTTTAGCCCAGTTATGAAATGTATCGTCCTGTCTTATCTCTATAAAGTCAGGATGCATCTTAACAAGTTCTGCTTCTGCTTTCTCTCTTTGTGCATCTACTTTAAGTTCTTCAAACTCAGCCATACGTTCTTCTAAAGCAGTAGCAGATGCCTTGGCTTTTTTATCTGCAATAGCCTCAACGATACCTGCTATGTCAGGATACTGTTTAGACCAAGCCTCTAACTCTTCTTCAGATTTAGGAAGTACAAGCTCTTGCTTTGCAGCTTTAGTTAGCTTTGCTTCTAGTGCTTCTATCTTTGCGTTGAACTCTTCTTCTTTCTTTTGTGAGTGTCTACGTAAATCACCATAGCGTTTCTTGAAGTTCTTTTCTTCAGGACTTATGTCATCTTCTTCTTGTGCTTGGGCTTCTGGTTTTTCTTTTTGTTTGGTATCACTCTCTGCCTGTACTGGTTCAGCTTTAGGCTCCTCGCTACTGGGTTGATCTTCAGTACTTTCTTCATCTGTCTCACCTAGCGCTGCTTTTTTCATAGCAAGAAATTCTTCTTCATCTTTCTTGATACGCTCTTCATTACTCATGTAGCCCCCTCTACCCATTAGTACTCTTGGGATATCGGGTTTTACCATAGGATTAGGTTTTGCTTCTTCGTTTGTAGCCATTTGTTTTCTCCTTATGTTGGGGTCAGCCGAAGCCGAGTGGCCTTATAGTTATTTGGATTTTTTCTTTTTGTTTTTCTTGGTCATAAGTGCGCCTTTGTTAACACCTGTTGAATCATCATTATAATCACCTGCTGCAACATTATCATATATTGGTGAAGGTTTGGGCGCAGGTGTAGGTGGCCTAGAAGGTTGAGGAGGTAAGAAAGAGTCTGGGTCATCTTTAACAGATTGAATAAACTTATCTTGACCTGAAGGCTCAACTGTTTTAGCTGGCGCACCAAAAGCAGCAGTAGCTGCGTCTGCAGATGCTTGTCTAATTTTTGTTCTTGTCTCATCGTCAAGTGTTGATGTTACTTTTTCATCCACACCCGGAGTTGTCATGGTGCTTGCTTCCTGCACATCAGGTGTGTATGCCTTTGTCATTTTGTCTAGTTGTGCATACAGTGCATCCGTTTGTTCAGGAGTTCTAACTTCAGGTGCATATGGATCATTACCTGTTATCTTACCAAGTAGAGTTGATATCAATCCCGGCTCTTCTGCGTTAGCTATCTCAAGTAGTTGATCATAACGCCTTTTATCTACTTCACTTGTATAGATATCATCTCTTCTACGCTCTATCTCTTTTTTAAGTTGTCTAGTTTCATTCCACATGGCAAGCTTTACTGCACCGCCAACTATAGGATTTAGTACACCTATACCAGCAGCTAATATACTACCTTTCATGCTCTTCTGATCTTCTATCATTTCAGATAGTTCTTCCATACTCAACTCTTTATAGTTAATAGGAGTTGGCGCTGGCATATCCATACCTCCACCCCCTGATCCACCAGAGTCAGAACCACCACTACCACCTACTGGAGGAGCTTCAGGTGCTACAGCTACGCCCTCACCTTCTACAGGGTAGTAACCTGCAGGTATTTCCATTTGTGGTACACCATCTATAAACGTAATAAATATTCTGTGACCAGCATCATTCATGTACTCACGCATTTCTAACAGTGGTCCACCGCCTGTACCATCACCATAGTTGGTGTATGCCTTCTCCATATCAAAGCCGCCCTTTTGGTCAGGTGCATAAAATGGTTGATTGAACTGGTCTTCACCGCCTATAAGATTTGTATCTTCATCAGTAGCAAGTCCACCTTCATCCATACCCAAGTCTCTCTTTAGGTTTTGAACAAGTCTTTTATAAAAAGGTTGGTCAGCGTAACGCACACTAAAAGTTTCATCATCGTCCATGTATGGAACACTTCCTGCACCTTTTGTTGATTGTCTCACATTAGGAGGTGGTGGAGTTGGTGACTGATTGTTTCTAAAGTCAAACCCTTTTCCTCCAAAGTTTATTTTATCTGCAATGGAAGGACCAATGTCATCTGATGTACGTGGCTTTTCGTAAAGTTTTACTCTACGATCATTATCATTATCGTCATCACCAAAAACAATATTATTCAATCTTTTTAATAATGCTTCTCCTCTTGTTTTTGGATCGTTTTTTCTAGCCTGAACTCTAGCAGATATAGCTTCTGGGGAGTTGTCTTTTTTATTATTACGTGAATCAGTATTAGAACCAAAAGCTTGAGCCATTATCTCTGCATGTGTTTTACGTGGTGCAGTGCGTTTAGGAGTTTTTATATCTCTATTCTTTGCTACGTCTTTGTAGTCCTTCATAGATGTACCACCCCTGTTCATCTCAACAGGTGCTTCATCATCCATTACCTCTAAGTCTAGCTCAGAGAGTTCTATGTCCATACCCATGTCATCATTCATGTCCATAGGCTCTCCACCTATACGTCCATCTTGTGCCATCTGAGCGTAACCCATCTTAGCTTCAGCACGTAAGTCTTCAAATAGTTTTACACCATGATAATTAACTACATCAGTAGGTACAACTATTTCACCTTCACTTAGGTTAGCTGGTATGTCATCTCTTACATTCTCTGCTGTTGCACCTAGTGGTATATCATTGCCTGATACAGGATCTTGTCCTATAGTATTGTCAGGTACATCACCAAAGTTCATGCTCATTTGTTCTTCTAACGCCATACCGCCCTCACTAAATGGGAATGCTTCTGCATCCA